GCACGATGTCAGCGGCCTGCCCTGCGAGGTGCTGGCTCTTCTTCACGCCACCGACGGCGTGGTTTACGTCCCAACTTCGGAAGCCCGAGGTCACCTTGATAGCCTCGCGGAACTCCTCGCGGATACCGTCGAGGTAGTCCATCAGTCGCAGGAGGTCGCGCTTCTGCGTTGCGTTGGGGATGTTGTCATATCCGAGGCGCGCGGCCGTTTGGCTTCTCGTCAGCTCCTCGAGGGTGAAATACTTGCTCATAGATCTTCCTCCTTCTTCTTTTCCTCCTTCAGCGCCTTGAACTCGTCAAGGCTGACGTCTATATGTCGCTCCGTCTTCTCTATCACAAGGCGTCGCAGGGTCTGCCAAAAACGCCCCTCTCTGTCCTCACGACACGAACCTATATTCTCAAGAATAGAGAGTAGTTGCTCCCCGCATACGGCAGTCGTGAATATCATAGTGAGGGGGATAGAGTGCCCCAGCACATAATGCTCAAGGAGGTAGCCCAGCAGGATAAGGGCGGCTCGCTTGGGGATGGTCTTTGTTATCGCCTTTCCGAAGGCTGAACTCTTGAACTTGGGCTTCTCGTCGACCGCTTCGGGGTACTTCTTGTACACGCGCTTGCTTAGGCGGAAGGCGGTAATAACATCGTAGAAGACGAATACCACCATTACTGCGAGCATCGGGAAGGTTGGGCGGAACTCCGCCACAACCCAGCCGACTAAGCCTCCCGCACAACTGAATAGGGCTTTGTAGACCCACTGAACGTTTAATTGCATAGTCTCTTGGTTTGGTTGGTTATAGTTTGTTGGTTAGTAGTTGTCTCCAAAGACGTAGAACGTGAAGTCGATGTCGCTATACAGCGTATTGTCGTATTTCGTGTAGATCTCGAACGAGTTATCCCTGATTTTCCCCGCCTTCGCATTATGCCGCCCGTTACCCGCATCCATACATAGTACCGAGTATCGTGTATGCCCGAGGTCGTGTGTAACGGTGTATATGCCTGTACCTGTTCGGCTGATGCTCATACGGTCGGAGCGCGCTCCCCACTTATGCTCGAAGCTCACGTTACCTGCATACACACGCCCTCCGAGGAGCGATCCCGATATGTCTACGCCTCCGCGGACGTGAAGGACGGGCTTATCGAGCTTGTTCGATATACGGACGAAGCGCGCGCCACCTCCCGCGATGCCGAAGAAGAAGAGCGCGCCGTCGTCGCCGACGTAGATACGACTGCGCTCGCTCCGTGGGTCGATCTGTTCGAGCGTGCGGAAGTCTTGAGTGTAGGCGTTCGGGAGCTTCCCCCCGAAGCGCATAGAGCCGATCTGCATTACCTTACCTCCCTCGAGTACCTCCATCTGTCCCCAGTGTCCCGTCCCGTCGTGGTTGATCGCAACGACGCGCGCCTCGTTGGGCTTCCCGAAGTCGGTTACACCCGCGGCGAAGGCGGGGAGGTTAGCTACGCCCGAGAGGTACGATGCGACCGCCCCTGCGTTGTTCTTCGCCCCGATGATCGAGCTGAGGACAAGCCCGCCACTTATCTCCGTGCTTCCCTCCTTGATCGCCGTGTGTAGATAGTCGTTGGGGTAGTCGTGGAGCGAGCCGTCGGGGTAGACAAAGCGGATAGAGCGAGAAGCTATCACGCCGCTATTGAGGTCGAAGTAGGAGGAGCCGTCGGGCGTTGCGATCTTGTCCGTGCGGATCTGTCCAGGGAGTACCTCGGAGTAGCCGTACATTGCCACAAACGAGCGCTCCCCGTCGGTCTCGGCGTTGAGCAGGCCGAGGAGTAGCCAGTACGCACCCGCTTCGCTGTCGATACGGCGCGACTGCTCCTCGATGCGGAACGTGCCGCGCGTGCCGTTAGCCTCGACGCGGGCGTAGATGTAGTAGCTCTTGTCGGGCTCGTCGAGGTGCGCTGACGTGATCCCCTGAATATCCCAGTACTTGTACTCGCTCGGCGCGTGGCGAGAGCTGAGCGTCGTGATGCCCATCGTGAGGTGCTGGATAGTCCCCGAGGGGATGATGAGCTGGCGCGTCTCCTTTTTATAGGTGACGTTGTGCGCGGCCTGCTTTGGGTTGGCGCGGTTGTCTATGAAGCGGAACTGCAAGCTCTCGTCCCCGACCAGCAGCTGCATCGTCTGCACGACGATCGGCGAGACCTTGCCCGTGAAGCCGTCGAGCGCTGCCTCGATGAGCGCCTCCGTCGTTCGCTTCGCGTCGCTAAATCGGCGCTTAGTGAATTGCAGAGCCTCCTTGTGTCGCTCCTCGACCATTGCCTCGTCGTCCTTTAGCTTTTGCAGACCACCCGAGAAAGACGAGCCGACGACGTCGTTCGACAACTCGAGGATAGGAGAGTGCGGGGCGTTGACGAAGTCCTTAATACCGACGATGCGGAGGAGGACGCCGTCGCGCGCGAAGCTATCGTCGCGGAAGGAGACGTACCCGCCGAGGACGAGGCGACCTCCGATGTTAGGCCAGTCACGCTTTGCCCATAGGCCGTCAAGCTCGCCCGTAAACGTGTACTTCTGATCTTCGTTCTCGTAGAGGTGTCGTACGGCCTTCTTGAATAGCTCCCACTCCGCCCCCGTCTTCGTGGCGTTGTCGGCGATATAGGCCTGCGGGAGCGCGACGTGAAACACCGCGTACTTGTCTCCGCGCTTGGGCTTGTACTGCTCGCTCGGCATCGTGACGCCGTCGATCTCTTGGGGGATGATCTCGAAGCGCTTGCCCGCCTTCTTCGGCGTCGTGCGGTGGTAGTACTTCACTTCGAACTCACGCCCCGCGAGCTGCCCCGACTGGAAGATGATTGTCATCGTCTCCCCCGCGATCAGTGCCTTCTCATAGTCGAGCGCGTCGGGTATGAAGATGTCGGTGATGTCGTAGAAGTTGCGCGCCGTATTGACCGCTACGACCGTGCTAACCTCGCCTACTCTGCTCGGGTAGATCTCCGTGGCGCTCACGCTATCCTCGGCGCGCGTCTCGAGAGCCTTGTCGGCTCGGCTCACCGATAGCCCCTCGGCGTCGACCTTGTAGCGTCGTGCGGTGGCGGCGACGAAGCCCGCCTCTCCCTCGAACTTCGAGCCGTCGTAGGCGATCGTCTGCCCCTTCGGCAGGTGAAGCGTCTTTGCGCCGTACTTCGTTGGGTCGATGTTTCGATCGCCGCCCTGCACGAAGAGGATCTCCGTAGGTGTCTTGCCCGAGGCCGTGCGACCGACGCCCGTCTTGAGGCCTCGGCCGAAGCCGTAGGCCAGTGCCAGCGGGTTGGTCTTGTTGTACTCGACCTTGCGGAGCGAGATACGCTTGTCGGCGATCTCCCACTCGGTTTCGAACTCCTGCGCCATCTTCCCCAGCGCGTCCCAGCAGGAGTTATGGTCGTAGCTGACGAGCTTCTCGGGCGTTTCGATGCAGTCGCCCACCGTCCAGCCCGCGTCGCGTGCGTTGAGGTTAGCAACGAGCATCTCGAGGTGTTCGCGGGGAGTGGCCGTTAGAGGGAACTTGAGACGGCCGTCGACGTTGTTACGGAATTTCCACAACTTGAGGCGCGACTGCCGAGCCTCGAACGTCACCGTGTACTCGAAGTTGCGCGTGTGGTGCATCTTGATCGCCTCGGGATTGAGCAGCTCGTACCGCTCCCCTTGGTACTCGCACCACGCACTGCGGGGGAGCTCGACGTGATCGGGCAGCGAGTACTTGAGCGTCAGCGTGTGGTCGCCCTTGATCGCGCGGTGGCGGAAGCTCGCGTCGTCGACTTCGCCGTCGAGGAGCGTCCTGCCGTTGCTGTCGTAGATAATCATAGCTCTGTCGTTTTGGTTAGTGTCGTTAGTTTGGCTCGCGGAGTATAACGAGCGTTATCGTTGTGTCGAGCCACGGGCAGTCGTCGGGAAAGAAGGCCGTCACTTGTGCGCTCTTGTAGTAGGCTTGGTAGTCTCTGTTACCGAGGTCACGCACGCGGATCGTGCGCGCCCCTGGGCGTGTGAGGTCGTAGAGAAGGGCGTCGTAGTTGCGCCAAAGCTCGGCGAACGTCTCGGCGCGGAAGTGCAGGCGCATCTTCACCTCCTTGCTCTTCTGTCGCACCGCTCCCCGATCGTCGCCTATCACGCCGTGCGCCGTGGCGATGTTGCGCGTTAGCCCCGTCTTGACGTCGGCGCGTCGTGCGAACTCTGCCAGCGTCCCCTCGGTGACGCGTGCGCCGTAGGCCGTAAAGGGGCGGCTGTTAATGAGGTAGTCCGTCGACGCTTGTACGGCGCTCTGTGGCGCTCTGTATGTGTAGCCCTTCAGTGGGTAGTCGTCGGCGAACTTGAGCGTCACGAAGCCGAGCGCCTGCGCGATCGTGAGGTTTGGCTCTCCGACGAGGCGAAGCGTGTACTCGCGACCGCCGAGGAACTGGAAGCGAAATACACGATACACGCTCTGGCGGAGGAAGGAGAGGAAGGCCTCGAGCTTGGCTATCGTCTGCGGTGCGCCGAGTGTCCCCGTCGCCCCGATCTTTATAGACACTTCTCGCCCGTTGAGCCTCGGCGCGGAGAGATCGGCGTCGATGCCCTCCTGCTCGTGCCAGTCGTTAGCCTCTACGGGCTTTAGTGGCGGGTAGGCGAGGAGGTCGGTCAACCCCGTCTCGAGTGCAAACACACCGAAGCGGGCGAACGTATCGATGCCGTCGACGATGATACGAGCCGTGGCCGTCATAGGATGATAGCGCTATCGTGGCGACGCACCTCTACCCGTGAGGCCTCGTCGTAGCGTGGTCGGACTACTGCAAACTCGTAGGCATCGACGGTGGCCGACGCGCCGTAGACGGCCGTTAGCTTGTGGCACTCTATCTGCTCGTAGGTAGCCTTGGCCTGCGTATCACCGACGAGGATAGCGTCGAGGGCGTCGTGCAGGTCGATCTCGCCCGCGTCGACGTACACGCCGCATCCCTCGGGCAGGGCGTCCTTATACTCGCGGAACAGCTCGAGCGTCGGGAAGCCCGAGAGGAGCAAGAACTCCAGCCCCTCGATGCTGTGCAGCTTCGCCACGATCTCGGCGAGGGTCGCCTCCTCGCCCGTGAATACGTCGCAGGCACGTAGACGGCGAGCGAGGAGCATATCGCCCTCGAGCCGTGCCGTGCGCTCTGCCTTGTTCTTCGCTTCGCGCCAGCCGTTGTAGAGGCGCGCGATGATCTTCGTCTCGTCCATTGTCTATTACTTAATCTTGATGCCAGTTAGCGCCATCTCCTCGAGGGTATCGCTCGTGCGCTTGACGCTCGCCTCCATACGGGCGAGGCGCGCGCCGAAGCCGTTAGTCTCGCTTTCGATATTGACGACGCTCTGCAGTATGAGGCCAGTCGTCGCCGTCAGCTGGCGCGTATGCTCGGAGATCGTAAACGTGTGGCCTTGGATAGCTGTCATTCGCCCGTTAAGCTCGTCGATGCTATCCTGCGACGCCGTGGCGATGCCCTTCTGCGACGGCGTGCGACCCTCGTCGCCGTTAGCAAACTTCTTGAGGCTCTCGTCGAGTGCGCCGTACGCCTGTCCGAAGCTCTCGCCGATACGCCCTATCTCGGTGGCCATTTCGGAGGCAGAGTTATTCACGGCGTCGATGCCATTAAATACGCCCTTCTCGTTGAACCACTTTGATTTATACTTATTGAAAAGCTCCCCGAGTTGTGGCTCGAGGTACTTAGTGACGAGCATACGGCGGACGATGTCGCCGACGATCTCGTTAGTCTTCTTGTGCCACCCCTCCATAGCGTCCTCGCCAGCCTTCGCGGCGTCGAAGAAGGCGTTGCCCAGCTCGCTTGCGAGGCTCTCCGCCGAGCTTCCTATGATCTTCTCGAGTGGCTCGTTCAGCGCCTCGGCCATTTGGTTACCGATCTCGGCCAGCTTCTGCTTATATTCGGCTACCTTCCCGTTGTCGGTCTTTTTCTTCCCCTGCTCTGCCTCGAGTTGCTCCTTAACGAGGAGCTGTTGCTTCGCGAGGTTTTCGAGCTTCGCGCGGCCGTCGTCCAGTCGAGCCTCGCCGAGGGCTTTGTTAGCCGTGTAGCGCATGTTCGCGTAGGCTTCGGCTATCTTCTCCACCGTCTTAGCGAAGATTTCCCCGCGGTTGCGAGCGACGGCGAACATACGCTCCCACGCGCTGCCCGTCGCGATGCTCTCCTTTCGTAGCGCCATCACCTCGTCACGTGTCGAGGCGTAGAGATCGCGCACCTTCTCGAGGGCGTCGCCGTACTCGGCACTTAGGCGCGTCGCCCCCGTATTCGATAGCTCCCACTGGAGCTGGTCGATCTCGGCCTGCAGGCGCTCGATCTGCTTCTGCTTCTTCCCGTCGTTGTTGAAGAGGTTAGCTATCGCCGTAGCGACCTGCAGTGCGGTCGATATGACGGCCAGCACGACGGAGGCCTTCTCGACCATCGAGACGGCCGTAGCGCCAGCCGTGGCCGCCGCCGTTGCTCCCGCTGATGCGCTCTGCACCGTATCGGCTACGCCCTTTGCCACGCTCTTACCGACGTCCCCGACGGCTTGGATCGCCGACGAGGTGGCGTCGATGACCTCGCCCGTGAAGTCTACGACCTGCGCCAGTCCCTCGGCTACGTCCGTCGAGAAGACCGACGCGAGGAGCTTAGCCTTGCCCCCGACGTCCTTTAGCACGCCCCCGACGTTGCGTAGGCTCGTCGTGAGGTTAGCGTATGAGGCCGTTATGCCGTTGCGTGCCTGCATCGCACGACGCACCGCCTTGTCGCTCTCGTCCTGCGCCTTTGCCTGCTCCTTCTGCGCCGCAGCGAGCTTCTCGTTTGCCTCGGCGATTGCGGCGAGGAACTCTGGCGTAGTCTGATCCTCGTGCTCGTCCTGCACGGCGGACTTCTCACGCAGTGCCTCGTTGTACGCGCGCTGTGCTTCGGTCAGTCGCTCCTGCGCGGCCACCATTTCGGCGATCGCGTCGGTGTACTCTGTCTTCGCACGTGAGACGTCGCGGATAGCTTTATGTAGCGAGGCAAAGGGATTGCGCCCTGCGATCTCGCTCTCCATATTTTTGATCGCCTCTTGGTAGTCCTTGATCTCCTGCGTGGAGAGTACGCCCTTGTTCGTATCGAAGTACTGACGCACGCGCCCGAGCGTGTACTCGAGGACGGGCAGCGCCTGCTTCGTCAGATCCCCGAAAACGCTCTCCCAGTCGATAGCCTTGCGGAAGCGCTCGCTCGAGATCTTCGACAGCTCCTCGTCCATCTTGCGCACGGCCTCGTCCTGGAACTCGAGCGGCATCGTGGCGAGGCGCTTAGACCAGTCGCGAAGGAGCTTATCCTCCTTGTCTTGTATTGAGCCGAACTCGTCTATCAGCGCATCGTGATACTTCTCCTGCGCCGACTTAATAGCGCGCTCGCCGTTGGCCGTCACCGCCTGCCACATACGCTCGTAGAAGCGTGCGATCTCGGGGTTATCCTTTGCGACGGTCTCCTGCCACTCCTTCGTAGTGCGCTTCCCCTCGGCGCTGTTTGCCCAGCCTACCTCGGTAGCGCCCTTCTTACTCATATAGATAGCCTTTGCCTCGGCCTTGCGTGCCTCGGCTATCGCTTCGTATCGATCGTTAAGGGCTTCGAGCTGCTTCTTCGTGCCTTGTCGGATCTCGTTAAGCTCGCGCGTCAGCCCCGTCTCCTGCGCTTCGATAGCGAGCTTCGTTAGCTCGTCCTGCGCCTCCTTGATGTACTTCTTCGCGTCCTTCGCGTAGGCCTCGCGCGCCTGCCTTTCCTCGAGGGCGGCCTTCGCTGGGTCGAACGTCTTCCCGCTCGTCTTGCTCTTCGTCGTGGTAGGGTCGACGTGGCCGCCGATGTCGAACTGCGCCTTCGCGTTCTCGGCCTCCTTGAACTTATTACGATACTGGGCGGATAGCTCCTCCGTCTCCTTCTGTAGCTTCTCGACCTCGCGCTTCTTCGTCAGTTCGTCGCGGGTCTTTGAGGATAGCGCCCAGCCGTACTCGGAGGCCTTCTTGTCCTTTGCCTCTTGCAGGGCTATATACGCCTCGGTGTACTTGGAGAGGATAGCCTGCGCCTCGGCCTCCTTGAGCATCGAATTAGCGTAAGCGTCGCCCTTCTCTTGTAAGATGCGCTTCCACTCGGCGGCGCTCTTGTAGTAGCCGAGAGCCTCGCCGTACTTGCTGTTTAGCTCCTTGACGATCTGCTTCTCCTTCTCCTTCGAGCCGCTATAACGCTCGAGCTTCATCTGGTAGTTGTCGATCTCGACGCGCGCCTTAATGTAGGCCTCGTTGCCCTTAGACGTGATCTCCGCCATCTGCTTAGCCTTCTCCTCGGCCTCGGACGTGGCGGATGCGAGGCTCGAGAGCCAGCTGACAAGCTCACCGACGGCGACGATGAGCGCGCCGATACCCGTAGAGATAAGCGCGGCCTTGAGACCTCGCAGTGCTATCGAGGCGGCGCGCGTTGCCACTGCCTGCGCCGTCGTGGCGG